AATAACACCACTAGCCCTTAAACTATACTTTAACCATGGTTGATTAAATCCATCAAGAATCCTATTAGACTCTACACCATTGCCGTAGCAATAAGCATTATAGTCTGAGTTTTTATTATCTGTATGGTTTAACTTTATTACAGCTTGATTTAATGTGCCAGATTGATCTTTTTCAATATCACTATTTGATACTGCTCCTGGAGCTGATGAACCTGCGGCATAATTGATTGTTATAGAGTATCTGCTAGGTGTAGCAACAACTGTATAATATCCTGGAGGTATGTTCGATGCAGTGATATAAACAGACTGACCTACATCAAAATAGTGAGGCTGTTTCTTTCCATTTTGTATTAATGTTGTATTAGCAGCAATTGTAGATACATCATATTTCCATAATACTAAGTGATTACCTGTCTCAATAGGATATGTTCTACTCATTTCATAGTAGATATCAACATCATCATTTGCAGGCACAGTTTCAGCTGTTACTTGTTGGTTTGGAGGAGTTTGTGTGACCTTTAATTCAGCTTGAATTAAGTTTTTATAGCAATTACTATTATCACCAAATCCCCTTATCAACATAAAATTATCTCCTGAATTTGATTGAATAATATAATTACTTGGTAGATTTACTCCAAAAGATCCATTTCTAAATGTAACTGCTGTAGCATTTACATTGTTACCATTTTCATCATACTGAACAAATGATTGATAAGCACCAGACTGCCAAAACCATTCTTCTAGATTTTTGTAATAAGCCTGAGATGGAGGGAATGACATTGATGATGAATTCTGCCCTGGCGCATTATTTGATGGCCCATCATTTAGTATATTAATACTTATTGAAGCACCTGGGAATATAGCCCCAGGACCTTGAAGTATAGCATGACCTCCATATTCATTAGTATTTCCAGATAAAAGAACTTCAGGAGGCAAACCTCTGTTTCCGCCAGGTTGTTGAGGTGTTCCTGCATATGAACCAGTTCCTCTTACATTAAATACAAATCTATCTCCAATGTTATACTGAGGACTCCATGTAGAACCGTCTGAATCAAAGAATATATTAATTGAAGAGTTGCCTGTAGTTAATGTGATTATAGATGTGTCTAAATTTAAGTTAGCCAACCACCAAGATTGGGCCACATCTGTAGTCCATCTAAATGTAGTTGGACTTACTATTTCTATGGTTACCCTAATATCATCTAATGATGATGAAGAACTCTCATCGCAATATACAAATGGATATGGATTTGGCACTGAATTTATACCATTTGAAGGATAATAAATTGCACCAGGAATACTTAACGATCTATTTTCAACAGGATATTGTGTATCACTACCTGAACATAAATTTGGTCTAGGACCCCTTCCGGTTCCATTCCATGTATATGTTTGTTGAGTACTTGCGTCCAAGAATGTGTCTAAGACATCAGCCTTGATTTTAAAGTATAAACCCTCTAAGGCACCAGCTATAAAACCAACAGGCTTATACTCAAGCTCAAGTACTTTGAATTTTTTATTTGAGTTTGTTGGACCTGATCCTGATGTTTTAAATATAATATATCCATTAACCTTTATCTTATCTCTATCTGCTTCGTTAATTAAGAAATATCTATAATTACCATCCTTTAAAAATGTTACAGGAAATAAGTTATAATATTCAGTCTTTGACTGCTTAACAAATAATCTGTACCCAGTAGCCCATACAGGAGCCTCATTCTTTATATTAACAACCAAAGAATTTGCAGTACTTGAGTTATCTGGAGATATATATACTGAGTTAGACTGATTGTTACCTGGAGTTGAACTAGTAGATGTGCCATCAACAGATGTTAATACAGTAGTCATTCGACCATAATCATCTAAATAGGCGATACCAATCTCATAATCTCGATCGCTTCTCCATGTTTGTTTTGGTAGTGATGTGATGGGCTCTGAAATATAATCTACAGTATAATTAACATCTATAAAATCATTTGTACTGTATCCTATTAAGTCTCTAAATTGAGTGTAATTACCCATAACTAATCTACTCCCAATGATATCTTGAGCTAAAGCTTTAAGAGGCACGTTGTCAAATAATCTAGTTACTTGATCTGAAGGAAGAGCTGCGTATGTTTTATTATTCATAAAGAAGAAACTATACGTAGAATTATCTTGTATACCTATTTCTTCCTTATTTAACGTCTCAACAATTTTTACATTAAGAGTTCTAGACTCCCAAACTAATAATTGAATTTCCTTAACAAACTCATTTCCAGTTTCAAATGTAACTTCAACCTGATTAAATTCATTAAGCATGCCTTTATTCTCTCCGGTCTCTATATCAATATTTAAGGCCTTTGGATTAAATGCAGTGGCTGAAAATGGAGACATTGATGAGTACTCATTATCTAAGTACTTATATCGATAGCTGAAATAAACAAACTTGTCTTCAATATTATTTGGGTCTAATGTTGCAGACTGAAGTGTGCTTAATGATATAAAAGGAGAGTTAAGCGGTGGAGCAACAATTAAATTAATGTCGTCGTCAATTCTAGGATCATTAACGCTATATGTCTTGCATCTATTAATATTAATCTTTCTAGGTGGGTTTAGGTTGTCATTCCAAATAAGAAAACCACCACCCATCCCATCGGTAATATAGTTGACTCCTGTAATTAGATTATTAGCATTAAATCCAAGCTGATTAGTAGTACTTCCAAGTACTAACAATGATGTGTTAGTAACCTCATTGAACTCAAATATACCCTCAAAGTTATCAGCCTTTACAAACCAATATAATAAGTTTGATGGTTCATATGCTAATGCTCCTATAGTAACCGCATTTACTGCCGCAGGGATCTGGTAACTAGCAAGTATGTTATTTATGTTTGTTGTTAATGTATTACCAAGTGCATTCTGAACAGCACCAATATTTGATCCTTCTGATGTGTCAATCGTTATATTTACCGCATCACGGTATTCTCCATCAGGAACTAACCTCTCATCGAGGTCTTTGTTCATTCTCCCGGCAAGAAATGTTCTTTGTAGGTCAGCCATAATTACTTAATCCATTTATCCTTGCCTCTCATTGCCATCAACAATCGGCCTGGGTGCATGTTGCTCAATCTGATAGAGATAGCGCTTGTGTCGCCGTTCTCCATTCCATCGGATATATATTCAAGTACAATGTAAGAGTTCTCTACACCTGATGTAAAATCAATCACACCGGCTGCTTTATTGATATAGTACTTAGGATTAATATTTGCATCTGCTGTATTTAAACCAAAGTTTTGTGCAATTGGATATCCAAAATACCACTCCCCGTCATACTCCCAACCCCATTGGTTATAGTATGGACCAGGGCCAACATAAAGTTTATTCTCCTGTCGTAAGATATCTAATCTTGACTCGCCAATAACTACCTCTCCATTCGAGTCAAATATAATCTGACCGTTGTTGTCTTGTAAGTATGCAGTTGCTGTTATGCTCTGTCTTGCCTCAGTAAGTGGATATAAAACACCATTTCTAAGCATTGATATTCTCACATAATTTACATAGTCAGGTGGTAATATCAACTTAAGTTGGTCCCCTAATTCAAATTCAAGTACTTTAATATTTCTAAGTGCATCATAATTAAGCTCTTGTATAGCTCTTTTCGCATGAAATAAAATAGTATATCTGTCGACATTATTAATCAACTTATCATTGCCAACATAGTTTAATATAAAGTTATTGACCATATAGTCAAGACTAACATATTGGTATGATCCCCAATTTTCATCTTCAGGGACATTACCATTGTTGGTATAGTACTGATAGTTAGTTATATATGCCATTATTGTTTCTGTTGAATGTCTTGTACTTCTTCAGCTTTAGCTGCTGACACAACTTCTTGTTCTCTAATTGATATACCAGCGTACTCTAGTATCTTAATAACTAGATTGGCAAAATCATCTAACGGAAGTTCAAAGTCTTGATAGTTAGGATCTGATGGATTAAAGAATGGATCGCCTGATAACGTTTCTTGATATGTCCACACAGGATCTTTTGGGTACCTTATATATTGTATAGTTACATTAGATGTAATGGTTGTAGGATAAACCAATAAACCGTTTTGATCCATTGTGTATACAGGGTATTTAGTAGTTGGTGCTGTAAGATTTGAGTTAACCAAATTCAATATCTTTCTGTGGCTAACTTTCTCAATTTCAGTAGAATTATTGTAAACAAGTTTCTCTAAGAAGAAATAGTTTTCAATACCAGTTGATGGATCTACCGGGAAATTAAACTTACTTGTAGCAATATTATATGTTGCCGATGTAAATACAGAAAAAGTATCAATTACTTCACCTATGTTTTTTGGTATATCAGTGTATCCCTCTCCATGCATTCTAGCATTTTGCTTATTGATTGCATTGCTGTAATTGTATACATACTGCCCGAAAATCTCAAGCTGTGCTTGCTTTGCAAACAAGTTAAACTCGAATGGCGTAATAAAGCCACGGTTGTCTTTGCTAATTATTGATAGGACGGTATTTCGAACGTCATTGATCATCTGACTGCTTTTGTACAAAGATAAATAAAAAAAGGCACTCCATTAGAAGTGCCCTTACAGCGGTAAGAGTCAATACAGTAGTGCTTGTGTATTCAATAAACCACTCTGTGTTTGCTGGAATTAATTTCTTCACTAGTGCATCTGCTGCTCCAATCGTAAATTGTAAAAATTTCTTGTTCATCTTAAAACGTTTTAATAGTTAATAACTATGCAAATATACTAATTCTCAGAAAATTTATCTTCTAGGTATTTGTATAGCTCTAACCCTTCGTCAGACTGCAAATAAGAAGCCAATGCATGGATGTGGTCATGACCAAACGGAACGGTCATTAGACGCTTCTTATTGTCCTTGAAGTTATAGTGGATGTCTTTGTTTCCTCTGAAGGTTAAGTATCCTGATGTAAATGCGCGTGCTGCGAAGTTGTTGATTTTAAGCATTGGATCAGAAGCTGCCTCCATGAAGTCTTGCGGATAACGCTTAGCAAATAACATCATGTCTCTTTTTATTTCGGCAGAACTCATCTTATCTACATTACCTTTTAAAACCAATCTAGCGACTGCTTCCAATGTATTGATATCTTTATCTGCTAAATCACGAGCCAATAATAATGCATCAATTTCTGAGAATAATTCTTGAACATCTTCTTGGGCATCTTTCTCTGAATCAAATTCATAAAATTCACTTCCATTGCCAGGGTGGTAATGTAAGAATTCTTGAAGTACAGGATTATTTTTTGGAACATTTAGAATTCCATCTTCAAATACAATAGGCTCAACAATAACGTTGGCATCTTGTTCATCTTGAAATGGTGAGTTAGAATTTCGCGCGTAGCGAAGTGGATGGTTTGTGTTTGTCTCTTCGTTATAATAAAGTAGACGTTTGCGCGGAGTATCTTTATGCGCAATAAAATAGCTCAATGGAGCATTTTCAATTTTTAATAGGTAGGTGCGATCTTTCGCCTCTAGTTTTACTCTTTTCATTTGATATAATTTAACTTATTAAAAAATAGAGAGGGGCCGAAACCCCTCTCGTATTATTGGTTTTCTTATCCTTTGAAGATAAAGAAGTTGTTAGCACCCATTGTACAAAGCGCACGCTCTGACAAGAAGTTGACTTCCATAGCATCAAGGTCGCTAGTTTGAGCACCACCAGCTGAACCAGTCATCCAAGTTTTGTAACGACGGTTTTCAGCTTCAGAAGCACGGTAACGAACGTGAAGGAATGGACGTTTTGCATTCTTACCAAGTACTTGATCGTAAACGCTCATTGTACCAGCAGGAACTAAAACACCATTGATAGCACCACCAACGATACCACCACGAAGAGTTGCGTCGTTAAGGTATTTCCAATCAGTCTTGTAGAACTCATAACCACGACGGAAACCTGTGAATCCAAGATTCAAAGCCATTTCTTGGTTATTGTCAAACAAACCGTAAGAAGTACCACCAGCACCGTAAGAGTTTTGAGCAGCCAACATATCATCGATGTCAAAAGAGAACTGACGGTTCAAGAACAATACGTTCTCAGCGATAGCACCTTGCTTGTCCAAACGTTGTACGATTGTATCAAAGTCGCCCAAAGAAGATGGATTACCACCTGCCCAAACGTTACCACGAGATTCAATAGCAGCAAACATACCTTGAGTACCTGCATTGTAAGGCAATGTAGATCCAGCAGGGTAAGCAGCACTTCCTAATGCAGCAGCTGCACCTGAGTTAACTTCAGCAGGAACGCCTTCAACCATTGACATCTCAAGATAGTCTTCGTAACGTAGACGAGTCTCATGCTCAGACTTCATATACCAGTAGTATCCTGTAGCACCGTTTTCAGTAGTTACTTCAACCCAACCAATTTGAGCCATGTCAGAACCAGCAACAGTGTACTTGTCTTTGATGATGATTGGTTTGTTATCGAAGAACAAATCTTGTGCTTCCAAAGATCCTTGCATACCGCTAGTACCTTTTTGGAATTCAGAACCGTAAACAAATGCAGTGAATGTAGCACCAGTGTCACCAGCAGCAATACCAGAAGCATTGTAGAAAGCAACAGTGAAACGATCAGATGCAGGAAGCGCAGTGATTACACCTTTGTAAGAAGATGTAGAAGATGCGTTGTTTGAAAGGAATACAGTTTGACCAATGCGGAAAACACAAGTTCCTGTACCGATATCAAAAGTAGCAGTATCATCACCACCTGCAGCGCCAACAGCAGTAACTGCCGTGTACTTTGTGTGAAGACGACCTTGCTCTGCCCATTTGATCAAGTCAGAGTTAGTAGGAAGCTCGGCACCAACCATACGCAAGAAAGATGCGATTGAACGGTTACCATAGCGCTCGAATTCTTGCTCATAAGTATCAGGAAGATACTGATTCAAGAAGTCAAAGTTAGTAATGTAGTTTGTAGGCAATGTTGCCTTAACGGAACTCGGAGTTAAATTTACACCCGGAGATACCTGTAATGTACCAGCCATTTTTTCTAGTTTTTAGGTTTTTGTTTAATAACTAATCTGTTACCGAAACCAGACTCTACGGCTCTCACTTGGAATGTTCCGTCAGTTTTGTTAGTCACTTGAGTGGCTTGACGAGTCATATCAATGTTTTTAGACTCTTTGGAAACTGTCTCAACAGCTTCTGTCATTCCTTTCTCATAGAAGAACTTTGCAAACTTTTCGGGATTCGAAGCAATCGCTATTGCTCGATGGAACGTCTCAGCATCCTTTAGGTAGCCATCTTCGTTTAAGAACTTATTTACAAAGTTACTTAATGAAGACT